TGTTGACCACAAAGACAGCAACACCCTAAACAACCATTACTCAAATCTCCGAGTCGTAAGGGCTGGGTTGAATCGTTCTAAGAAATAACTTTATGTTCTACCAATGGTAGAAATGCTACATAGGCTTAACTGTTGAGCCAGCAATGCAAATCAACAGTAATGATCTTTGACATACTTCCCGTCACGCCTCTGGTTTAACACGCGCAACTTGACAGTCTGAATTGACAGATGAATCCAAGGGACGCCTTGGAGTAGGGTTTTAATTTAGAATTATCCCGTGACAAATACTACCAATTATTTGTCACGAATAAATCAATTTTGCGGCAGGCAGGTGTTCGACGCGATCAGTTGGGCCTCTCATGGAAGCATACTTCAACTGGTGGGATGGGCGGCTGATGAACAGCCCTTGACTCCCGAAAGCCCACATCTGAAAAGGGGATGCATACCCGTCCCTGCCGCAACTATACCCGATACCGCAACAAATTTAGAAATATAGCAAGTTTAGTGTATATCGGGTATAACTTGATATATTTATCAATCTTCTCCCCAGTCATCAGTAGAGTATTCTTCTGTAGTTGTTTCAACTAAGCGATCTTCTTTAGCCCAGAACCGATTGGTTGGAACCGCTCTATCGTTTCCGATAAATACGAGTCCATTCTTCCGCGCCATTTCGATTGCATAAACAAAGCTATCAGCCAAGTCAGGTGAGTAACCGATTCTGGACTTGAAATCATTCTTCGTCTCAATACTGATCTTGCGGTTCTTTAAGACATACCTACGCAGGCATAGTTCGCGCCCAAGTTCTGAAGTATAGTCAATCCCCCAGATTACACGGGACTTAAATCCATGATAGGCAGAGTAGTGGAACTCAGAGACGAGACGATCATAGACTTCTGTGCAAGGACGCTTATCAACATCAGCCGCGATACGATCAGTAGGTTTACCCATTGATGAGATTAGGACAATACTATGTCCATTTTGATCATACTTTAGCCACTCTCTGATTATAGCCTGGCCTACACGACCACCATCACCAGAAACGTCCATACCAAACTTCTGTGGCTGAACTCCAGCTTCACGGCAGATACGAACAACTTCTTCAGCAAGTTGGTTCTCAAACTCGGATGCCTCCCGCGCCGATAGTTGGATGGTGTGCTGTTTCTCGGTGAACATTACTTTCTGGCGAGTGCCACGGACATATCCAAGTTTAGCTATAGTCAGCACGCATCTATCACCACCAGCGGTAAAGGCAGTATCGAATCCCGCAACCTTCGTCATACCTTCGGAGTCCCATAATGGTTCCTCGTTGGTTTCAGCGTTACGGATCAGATCAGCGGTAAGGATCGTTTGAGCAAATCCAGACTTCGGCCACCAACCGATAGCATTCCGCATATACCCCACAGACTTCTCATCACCATAACAAGACTTGAGAATGTCCATCTGCTTGCGGCGATCCATAAGGAACGGGAAAGGACTCGGTTCATTGGGAGGAGCCTGGAAGTTCGGAGACTTCATGCCGTTGTAGAAAAGACAAACACCCGTCTCAGTTTCCCACTTCTCCATGTCGAGGTTCACGCCATCAAAGTTTGACTGACCTTTGGGCATACACCAGCGAGTGTGAGGATTGTCACCAGAGGAGGGGTTTCCGATACCAATAAAGACCTTATCGTTGTTAGAGTGAAGGTTGTGCCGCGCCTCCAGCGCACCCATCTCCATTTCGGGAAGCTCATCAAGAGCAAGACGAATACGATCATTCTTACGACCACGGGTGGTATCAATAGCCTTCTGACCTTCGTTGCCTTGCGGGAAGGCTAGGGCTTTTATCGCATTCCGATAATCCTTTTGGTCGCCACCATCACCGCCACCCCAAACAATCATGTGGCGATAGTCCATAAGATTACCAATCTTGATACGGGCAGACTTCCATAGCTTTGAGATGATACCCCAGATACGATCTTCAGCCGCGCCGAGAGTAGTGGTAGCAACCCAAGATGATGTGCAGGTAGGAGCGGAACACCAATCGAGAAGAATCCATAGACCAACTGGAAAGCTTTTTCCCATCGATGCCGCGCCAGCAAGAACAACGTCATCGTTATTGCAGAGTTCTTCAAGCGTTCTAATAAGCTGAGTATTCATGTAACCACGGGACTTAATAGCCACCTCGGTAGGCCATTGGTATTGGACTGCCTTGATGAAATGCTCGAAAGGGGAGAGTAGCTTAAAGTCATCTGGGCTAATGTTATTCTTAACGAAGTATTGTTTGCCGTATTCGCCGCGAGTAATTGAGTAACAAAATAGTTCAATGGACAGATCATCCATATCGGCGGGGAAAGCCATCCCATACCGATTGATAGTTTTCGAGCTTGACATGCATGGAGTATATCAATAAATCTATCTTTACAACAAGCATGAAATTAAAGGATCGAAACAAAGGCCCAGTTGGAGGATGGATTTATCGGTATACGATAACTCGCTTCAATGGGCTTGAGTTCCCAGCGATTGTTTATGGATCGACTTGGAACAACTTGATTGACAATATCAAGAAGGATATGCGATCTAATGCTTACTCAATTCCAGATGATCTTGAGTATCAAGTTGAACAACAAATTTGCGTCAACCAACCACCCGATAGATGTTGGATGCAATCCGGTGACGTAACAGCAAATGTAATTCATAGAGCAGCTAGACTTATTGACAAGGTGGCTGGAACAACGCTAGAGAAGAAAGCCAAAGGATGCAAGGTTTGTGGGAAACGCAGAGAACGAATGAACAAAATCCTTTGACGCAAGCGAAATCTGAAATTAAAGTTTACTAACTATGCCTATATCTACTGGAAACGATAACTTTAGTTTGCTTACTTTGGATGAGAATGGGAATCCTCCAGAGACGCGAATCAGTTCAGCAAACCACGCTTGGACAATTGCCGAGAACTTGTCACGCAACAATACTGGACGTGAGAATAAAAGGATTCGTGTCTACAAAGCCTACAAGCGTTTCCCACCAACAGGTTACAGCAAAATAGCTGAAAAGAAACTGGCTTGGCAGTCAGACGTAAACTGGGGAAGTCTTGAAGCAATCGTAAACAACCAGAAGAGTAGCTACTATGACATCATCACAGAAAGGCAAGCCTGCGCCACGATCAAGACGAAATACGGCAATGAGCGTGAAAGGCTCATGCACTCGGAAAACATCACGCAAGCCTTCGATCAAGCGATCCGCGAATGGCCAGGGTATCTCTACAACAAAGAGCAAGACATCGAAAGCATGTTGCTATACGGAAAAGGAATCGGCATGTGGGATTCGCCCGTGGGCTGGATGCCTAAACACATCTTCCTTTCTGATCTACTTTTCCCAGATGATATCAAAGTTGATTTCAGCAATCTTGAAGAGTTCGTTGTTCGCCGCAGACCCACCCCCTACGAACTTTACAAAATCGTCGAGAACAAGGAAGTCGCGGAAGCCCTCGGCTGGAACGTCGAAGCAGTAATTGATGCAATCCGTTTCCATCGTGCATTTAGCGAACACAACAAATCACGCGAAGATTTCTATCGGACGATAAGCGAGTCTGGATTTAACTGGGCATTGAGCGTCAACCAGAAGATTGACTTGTATGAAATCTACTGGAGAGAGTTTGACGGAACAATTTCTAAGGGTGTTGTCTTGCAAGACTACAACCCAATCGTAACTCACATTAACGGCTCAATGCGCGGGTCTGACAAATTGAGTGAGGCAACAATCCGTGATCAGCATGGATTCCTCCAATTGCAGATTGGCAAGTTCAATAACTGGAGTGAGATCATGTATATGCTAACTGATTCGGTTGGCAGCGGATTATTTCACGACATTAAGAGTCAAGCTGAAGCAGCCTATGTTGCTTGCCGTCAGTATGATTTTACAATGAACAGCTTGGTTGATGCGGTGCGTCTCAACTCTATGCTTATGGTTGAGGGGCAGTCACCTGATGCCACCAAGATGCTCAAGCAAATGGAATGGCTACCAATCAGCGTAATGCCAGATGGTGCTAAGTTTGTTCAGAATCGTTTCTCCCTACCCGTCCAAGAAAGCATGTCATTCATGCAGTTCTACATGGGCGATCTGTATCGCAATCTCGGTCAGTATCGCATTGGCGCACCGACAGCAGGAGGCAAGCAAAGGACTAAGGGTGAAGCTGAACTTGATGCCGCTGAATCAGCGAAACTCTCTGGCACACAAATACGCCGATTCAACGAATGTGAAACTCTCTACTTCAAAGAACTGTATCGTAGGTTTGTATCATCTAACCGCAACGATGATGGTTATGAGTATGTTAAGAAGTTTTATGAAATCCTTGAACAACTCGGAACTCCAAGAGAAGCTGCTTCGTGGAAGAACATTACGAGCGTCCGAAGCAACCTTATCAATGGCGCAGGATCACCATCCTTCAAGCTCATCACGGCAGAGAAACTTGTCCAACTTACTTCGATCACTCCAGCCAACGAAGGGCAAGAGAACGCAGTCAAGGATGCAATCGCAGCACTAGCTGGCAGAGACAACGTAATCCGCTATCGTGATACTAAGACAGAACGCATTGATGACAATGCACGCATTATCGGATTTGAGAATGCTGGTATGACTGATGTGTTCGTGAACCCGCAGAACTTCCCAGTATTGCCGACCGATCCGCACATTGAACACGCTGAAGGTCACTTTGCAGATATGATGATGCAATTGCAAACAAACTTGCAGATGGTTCAAGCTGGTCAACCGGATGTTAACGAACTCGCAAAAGCTGTGCGGTCTGTCCAGTTTAAGGGAGCGCACATCATGGCGCACGTCGAGTTTATCTCGAAAGACGAAGGCAAGAAAGAATTTCTCAAGCAGTTCATGCAAGGCATGGGAGAGGCTGGCAGTATGGCCGATCAGCTTAACCAAGTCTACCAAGACATGTCGCAAGCGGAAGCAGAGCAGGGTGGACAAGGAATGTCCGAAGAAGACCTCAAGCTCCAATACCTTGCCGCTAAGTCTGGTATCGAAATCGATACTAAGCAGAAACTCGCAGACATCTCGATTGGCAAAGCCGCGCTATCACACGCCCAGCGCACAGAGCAACGCAAGCAACAAGGAATCACTCAGCTTGCACTCCAGAAAGCTAAGGCACGCGCCGAGATTCAAAAGGCAAAGGGAGAGATGCCCGAAGAAGAAACTGAAGAAGTTGGAGAGATGGAAGAGGAAGAGGCTCCTCGTCCACAAACACCAATTGAAGCAGCACAACAATGACAAGCACAACAGACCGAATCCAAGGAATCTGTGCAGCTATCATCAATCATGATGAATGGTATGCACTTAAAACACACATCCTAATGACCTGCCCAGCAGCGGGAGTTGAATCCGTGAGGCACGCAATCAATACGATTGAGATATGCGCTGAATCTGGCACTGATAAATTCAAGAAAACAAGGAAGCAAAAGGTAGAAACTGAAGAAGTTATCGATCCAGACTTGGATGAAATCTAATTTATGAGCGAGGAAAACACCAACAAAGATACAGCGGAGATCATCAAAGACCTCCAGAATAAACCACAAATCCCAATCAAGGGCAACACGGCAGACTTCTTAAAGAGGTTTGCTAAGAATCCAGATGGATCAGACATCCAGCAAACGGAGGCTGAGTATTCTCCCGAAGATGTTATCGATTCCGATAATGAGGAAAAGAAGCCTCTGATCCAGCCAGAGAAGAAGAAGCCAGGGTTTGTGCAGAAGCAGATCGAAGAGAACAAGCGTCTCAGAGAAGAGTTGGAGAAATTCAAATCTGAGGAGGTTCCTAAATATACGAGCAAGATTGCCGAGCTTGAGGAACTGGTTAAGAATAGTCAGACCACGCAGGAGGCTAACCACTACCAAGAACAGCTTAACCAAGCGAATGATGCAAAAGCGGAATTGGAATCCCAATTAACAAAGGAAATCCAAGAACTTCGCCAGCGAGTAGAGTTCCACGACATCACGCAGAGCCAAGACTTCCAAGACAAGTATATCGCACCTATCCAGCATTCATATACAGAAGCTAAAGATATTGTCGGTGATGATCCGCAGCTTATTGCAATCTTCAACAGGGCAGTCGCCGCCAATGCTGCATCATTCTCTGCACAGACAGAGGAATCAAGGAAGGAAGCAATCAGCGAAAAGAATGAAGCATTCAAAGAGCTAACCAACTCACTTGATACATACAACCAAGTAAGGTTTGTTGATGCTGTTAAAAATTTCGAGAAAGCCACACAAGCGCATAGCAATGCAGTTATTGACTGGCAGACAACGAAGAACGAATTGACCCGCAAGGCCAAAGAAAAAGAAGTAGAAACACGCTCCAAGTTTATCAATACATGGAGAGATAGTTACAAGCGTCAGATGGAAGAAGTTGATAGCGAGATTAGCATTCCAGAAGACATTGCAAATTACATGAAGGAAAATAGCATTACCTTTGATACCGCGAAGGATGATGCTATTGCCCTCGCCGCCACCCAACAATCGGAAGAGCCTGCATCCGTGGATGACATGAACAGGTTGATCCACCAAGGACGCAACTACAAGAAGCTACAAGCTCTTGTGAAGGCACAGGCTGAGATGTTAAAAGAAAAGGATGATTATATTAACAAGATGAAGGGAGCTTCACGCTTGGATAGTTCACCTAAATCTACAGATTCTCAGCAACGCAGGATGAGTGTAACGGAGGGACTGGCGGCAAAACTCGCACGCTTTACGCCCGAAGGAAGGCGAGCAGTTACCGCATAACGCCCAACCCTGGTCATAGTGCTGAAGGGGGGAGCAGAGTAAAATCTGTTCCCCCTTTTCATTTTGTTGCTTGACAAGATAAATAAGTTTTAATAAGAGTTACGAAAAGGGAAATCCGAAAGCGTGAGCAATTAGGGATTCAGTCGCACCCTGACTGGCGAGTTTCCGACCTCGCATGAAAAGCGGTATTCTGGACAGTGGCGCAAGCCAAATCTCTGGGTCGATTCCAGCAGAGGAAACCAAGCACTCGCTTGGCATTCCTCTGTGTTTGTCAAGTGGGAACACAAACACAACAAACACAAACACAAAACACAACTTATGGCAGACATGATTCAATTCAATTCGTGCGAAGAGTTGGACAGCTTTTTCCGTGAGGGGCGTGAATACTTCAACGACCTTTATGTTAAGAAGCTAGTCACGAACTCCACGTATTTCACCCGTTTCGAGGAGCAACCTTGGCCCCTCAACCACACCACCGAGCAGAAGGCATTCCGCTTCGGTCGCGGATTCCACGATCCTTGCACACCTTTCCGCAAGATCGTTGACGGATACTGCGAAACCGATAGCTGCTCCACTCTGAGCGAAGTCGTTCAGCGTCCTGGCACTGAGAGCTACACTTTCGAGCTTCTCCGTAAAGAGATGCACACCGACTGGATCTGCGTTGAGAGCCTTCTCTATCGTCTCTTCCCCGCTGAAGAAATCCTTCAGTTTGAAGAGTCCAACGCACGTATCACCAAGAACGTCCACGAAGAGTTCCTCCGCGCCAACTACATCGGCGGTGCAGGACACAAGTGGATGGGTGTTACCACGGATGACGGAACCTACTGCGGTTTGGTTGATGACCAAGCATGGTTCGTTCCTACCCTCGACAACGAAGTTGACAGCAACAGCGGATACAACCTCTGCGAACTGCGCGTCAAACTCGCTGTTGCCGATCTTCCTAAAGTCGCTTACCTCTCGCTCGACCTTCTCGATGACGCTCTTATCGACCTCCAAAACGAGGACGATGCTTTCCGTCTCGACATTGCCGAAGCTACTGGTATGCAGCTTCTTGACATCGTTATCCCCGATCCTCGCGTTGGCCGTGCGCTTTACTTCCAAGCCAAGCGCAACAACGGATACTGGGATGCAAACACCGACTTCGACGCTCGCCTCTCCAGCCTCAAGCTGGGTGTCAATCGCGTTATCGGTGACTACGCCTTCGGGTATGACATCAACGCCGCTCGCTTCAATGCCGCGCCGACTGCTGATCAGCCCACCGATCCGTTCAGCCCAACCGACCCAACCACATGGGCCAAGCTCGTTCGTGTTCCTCGCTACATCAAAGTGGTGCAGGAGAACGGCTGCTCGTATGTTCCCAACCGCGACTATGCCGAAGCTGACTTCGCCATTTCCGTTGCGATGGTCAACAAAGCGATGACCAAGTGGACAATGCCTTCCTCCAACGGTTACAGCCAAGCTCAGATGATGGGCCAAAACTACGCTGGTGACTGGGAGTGGAAGAACCCAGATTGGGAGTGCAACCGCTGGCGTAAGATGGGCTACTACCAAGCCCAGTTCCGTCTCGCGGCTCAGGTCAAAGACCCGACCCTCATGCACTGCTTCCTCCACAGGTTGCCGAAGACCAAGAACCTCTATGGTTCCTGCTGCCCGTTGAATGACTACACACCAACCACCGATCCTACGGATTGCTACAACTGCGCTGGTGTGGGTTCACCAACTCCGTAACCTCCACGCTCAAGGGGAGGCGGGGTAATTCCCGCCTCCTCTACTTGGGCATAACAATTTTCTAAAATATGGCTTGTTTTACAGATATTCCTTACAGGGATCGCACATACCCTTTTCTTCTAACAATTTCTGGCATTGCTGGAATTACTCCAGTTAGCTTTGGTTGCTATGACGCGATGAATGACGCTCATCGTCTCTATCAGTTCTACATTGCATTAGCCACTATCGGCGGTGTTGTGGAACCAATGACTGAGAACTGCTTTGTTCAGATCACCGAGTCTGACCAATACAATCACGTCAACGCTGCTCTCGCTGCTGCGCTAACGCCTGCACCTTAATTATCGGAAACGATAATGGCGCGAAGTTCGATCCTTTGCGCCACAATATAATTATTTCAAATGGTTGCACAAGATAGAGATTGTTTTATCAATAAGACTGCTGATAATCAGTTGTATGATATCTTTGTGCAATGGAATATAAATCTTGGGATCACGGATTATAAATCAAGGATATGTTTTAATAACATGTCTCTGAATGAACAGCTTTGGCTTATATATCAACTTATCAACACTAGACCAAGATGGACACCCAAATACATACAAACTGTATTCTGGTATGATCCAAGTGATGCCTCGACAATCACAACGAGCGGATCAAATGTAACTCAAGTAGATGACAAGAGCGGTAATGGCTATACACTTACTCCCGAAGTTGGACAGAACCCTCCATTAATCGGAACTCGCACGCTAAATGATCTAAATGTATTAGAGTGGACTGGAGATAATTGCATTGAGAATACATCTTTCTTATATGACCAATCTGCGACTCCACTAAATTTTGCATTTATTGTGTATCACGACACAATTGGTGTGCAGGAATTTTATTTTTCTGGAACACAAACTACAACTAATAGAATTTTTGGAAGAAGATTATCAGATGCAAGGTGTGATGTCGCCGCACCAACTCGTATTACAACCAGTTATACTGTTTCCGATAATCAGCCTACATTAATTCTAAACCAATTAAATGCAACAAACTCTTTGGTGCGAATAAATGGAGATCAAAAAGTTTCTGGAAACATTGGAGTTAATGCATTTCAAATACTGGCATTAGGTCACAACGAAAACGAAGCGTCTGACCTTGATGGATACTTTGCAGAAATCATTGCATTTGCAGACAATTCAAAGCAAGAAATAGTCGAAGGATACTTGGCATGGAAGTGGGGATTAGTCGCCAATCTTCCCGCAGGACATCCCTACAAGAACTCCCCACCTATAATATAATAATATGGATAAAGATTGTTTTACAGATATGACAATAGGATCGCAATTGTGGGAGATTTTGCAATCCATCAAATTGTATGAACCTTATGGTAGGAATTATGGATCATTCTACGATACCACCGATCAACCATTCGTTTCTCTTGGAACACCACAAGCAGTAAATATCAACTCACAGTATTTAGCGAATGGCATAAGCATTGTTGATGGAACCAAGATTACATTCTCTAATCCTGGCATATATAGCTTGGCATTCTCATTGCAAGCTATCAACCCAGACAATGCAGTTCACTCATTTGATTGCTGGCT